CGGTGTGCGCTGGCTAGGCAGGCTGGACAGCGGACCGGACAAAGGGTTCGACTTGGAGTTAGGCGATGATTCCATTGCACAGGTCAGGGCGCGGCGATGCGGCGACTGGCCTTGCACGCTTTGTCATAACAAGAAGCCGTCTGAGGAAAAGCGATTCATCTTCACCGAGGTATGGGTGCAAACACCAGTGCGTGTTTATGTTTATCTCTTAGGCTGGCTGTGGGGATACGAGATACCCATACGCGGACGATGGAGCACCGGCGATGCTTACGACAAGGATTGTTGGAGCCTGCACATATCTGGGCTGCATGAGTCTAACACGTTGCCACGATTGAACCCACCCGAGTTGGGGCAGTTGAAATTCGACCTATGAAGAAAACCTTGTGCGTTATATGCGGCAAGCCTTACGAATTAGATGGCTGCGATGCTATGCCTGTGACGGAAGGTAGGTGCTGTAACCGCTGCGACGACCTGATCGTCACGCCAGCGCGCCTGTCCAAGATCACGGGCAAGCCGCCATCGGACTTCTACCCATGGGCTAAGGACATGCACGCGCTCACCAAGTTCTATCGGCTGCTTAACAGACCGTCCAAGAACAGCCACAAGAACGGCGACTAACAGCCCTCGTTCGACTGAAATCAGTCTAACGACGGGCATCCTCAGCCCCAACGACTTACAACGCGGAAATTTTCTGCCTAGAAATTATGAAATACAAGGAAATACCGTCGCCGATCCTCATCGGTGGCAACATCAATGTTCTCAACAAGGCATACGCACGCGGCGATTGCCGCATCATCGTAACACGCGAGGTGTATCAAAACCACGCCTTGCGCTGGCATCTGTCAATCTCGTGCGCCAATCGTTACCCGACCTGGGACGAGATACACGATGCGCGCTACGCCTTGATTCCTGACAACGTGACGATGGCAATGATCCTGCCACCCAAGGCGGAATACGTTAATCTCCACCCCAACTGCTTCCATCTACACGAGATAGCCTAAGCAAGCTATCCGCTCTCGTGCTCTGCTCTTGACTAACGTCAACGACCCACCATAATCTCGGTCGGTCGCGGCGACGGAAACACCACCGTTGTTGAGCGTAACGCTATAAGTGCTCACTGGCTCACCTCGCGAGTCGTGCCAGTGGCGGTGCGTTCTTCCGCGACCACCTATTTTCCTGAGTATTTAATTCCGTAGCGTTGACAACACCGGTCAATTTGCCGCATAAGGCCAAGGAATGCCGGACGCGCCGCAAACTCTCGATGACCCACCCGCCGACACAACGCTTGTGCCGTTCACGTGTCCTTGGGCTAAGGATGGATTAGCTAAGGCTCTCGCTGCTCTCGGCGCGATCACAGGCAGCGGTGTCGAGAAATACCACATCGGCACACGCGGCTTGCAACGACTCTCGTTGGCAGATCAGTCTAAGGCTGTCGATTATTGGAATCAGATGGTCAAACAATTCTGCGGCGAGGAAATTCTGCCGGACGCACTAACTGGACGGGACACGGCTTTCCGTGTTATCCCGCGTGACGTATGAACGCGCCACTTACTCTTAACGGCAATGGCGCGCGCGTCCCGAAAGGCACGCTTCTCGATGCCGATGGACAGGTCATGAGTAGCCGCGCCCCATCCGTTGAAGCGCATTCGCTGTTATACGGCACGAGCGGCACAGGCTACGGACAATACGGCGCGAATTTATCCAAGAACTCATTGCTTGGCTGGCTCTGGCGCGGCGGCGACGCAGACTTAGACATTGGCTGGAACGTCCAGATTTTACGCGAGCGCAGTAGGGACGCCTTCATGGGGATTCCGCTGGCTGCCGGTGCCATTGAGGCATTGGACAGCAACGTCATAGGTGAAGGTTTGTATCCGGCCCCGAACGTCGATGGCGATGCACTCGGATTGGACGAGGCAGGAACAGCCGCCTTAAACAAAGAGTTGGCCGATAAATTTGAGTGGTGGGCGACTGACCCGCGCGAATCCGACTACGAAGCGAAGCATTCCTTTTACACGCTCCAACACGTCGCGTATCAGTCGATGCTCCTGAGTGGCGACTGCCCTGCTCTGTTTCCGTTGTTACAACGTCCGAATACCATGTTCGATTTTCGCGTGCGGATTCTGGAAGGCGACCGCATAATGAATCCGCCAACGTTTGTGCCTTCCTTGGACACGAACATTTTCAATGGCGTTGAGCTAAACAAGAACGGCGAGTTAGTCGCGTATCACATCGCGGAATACCATCCGCTTGCCTTTTTCCGGTGGCCGCGCGTGTTGACAGGCAGGACGTTTCGCGTGGAGCCTTTTGGCGCGCAAAGCGGTCGCCGTAACATGGTGCTTTTGATTCGGCCTGAACGCCCCGAACAACGACGGGGCGTTCCAATCCTTGCCGTGTGCCTTGAGTTATTGAAACAGCTTGGACGCTATACGGATGCCACTGTGTTAGGCGCGGTTATCCAGAGTTATTTCACAGCGTTCATCACGGCAGACTTTCCCGACCCGAACATCTTCGAGTCCTTACTGACTGACGAGCAGAAGGCGGAGATCCTCAATTTCAACTCTTACAACGTGCAGCTTGGACCGGGCATCGTGAATTTCATGAGGCCGGGGCATGAAGTGAAGTTCGCCTCACCCACGCAGCCAACAGCCACGTTCGGTGAGTTCACAATTGCCGTGGCTAAGTTCATCGGAAGCGCGTTAGGCATCCCGTATGAGGTGTTGTTGAAGCAATATAACGCGAGTTACTCCGCTTCGCGCGCGGCATTACTCGACTTCTGGAAGCGGGTAAGGAAATGGCGCGGACTCGTGGTCGATCAATTCTGCCAGCCAGTTTATGAGGAATGGCTTACGGACGCGATCAGCCTTGGACGCATCGTGAATTTCAAAGGCGGCTTCGACGACCCACTTATCCGGCGCGCGATGCTCCGTTGCATCTGGACAGGCACGAGCGCGGGTTCCTTAGACCCACAGAAGGAAGTTGCTGCGGCTGACATGAAAGTGAAGTGCGGCTTCTCTACCATCGAGCGCGAGAGTGCCGAGTTAAACGGCAGTAACTACAGCGATAACATTCGCCAGCAATCCAGAGAACAGACAGAGTTCGAGGAAGCCGAGTTAATCTTTCCGCCTTACCGTCCAACGCGCGTCGATGTTTCAGAGCCGCAGACCAAAGGCGGTGAGTCTAAGAAAGTGCCGATTGCGCCCACAACTAACCGTGCCGCGTTAGCCAGCGGCCTTAGCGGAAGGTTTTCACGATGAATTTAGACGAATTCCTTACCATACGATGCGAGACTGAGGGCGAACCGAGTAGTGCAGAGCTGCTTATCTTTTCCCAAATTGGTGAGTGGGATGATATGGGTGATGTGTCCGCGAAAGCGTTCGCCAAGGAACTGTCAAAGCTACCGACCAGTGTGAAGCGGCTCGACATTCACATCAACTCACCTGGCGGTAGCGTGTTTGAGGCATCCGGCATCTACTCACGCCTTGCCGATCATCGGAGCACGAAACACGTGTATGTGGACGGCCTTGCAGCCAGCGCAGCTAGCATCGTGGCTATGGTAGGTCACAAAATTTATGTGCGCGCCAATGCCAACATGATGATTCACCTACCGAGCGGGTTAGTCTTTGGCAACGCGGACGACATGCGGCACATGATAGCTGCCTTGGATTCGATCACTGAGTCCATGATTAACGTGTATGCCAAGCGCACGGGTCAGGAACGCGACGTGTTACGTAGCATGATGGCGAACGAGACTTGGATGACGCCTCAGGAAGCCATCGACAACGGCTTCGCGGACGAGCTACGAGGCGTCGTAAAAGCCGCAGCCGTGGTAGGTAAGCACAAGGCTGTTTTCAATGGGGCAGAATTTGACCTATCGCGTTTTCACAACTTACCGACGTTCACGGCAGCCACGAAGCAAGACGACGAGGATGACGATGAGGACGACGATGAGGAAAACGACGACGAAAACAATGACGATAAGAAAGGAAAAAAGAAAATGAAGAAAGCAGTAGCACAAGCCACTGAACCGACTCCCGCGCCTGAGCCGACTCCGACGCCTGAGCCGACACCAACACCCGCGCCGACACCGACCCCAACACCCGCGCCAGCACCGGCCGCCAACGACCCGCCTGATAACACCTTCCAGCAAGGCGTAGCTGCGGAGCGCGCGCGCATCGCGGCCTTGCAGAAACTTGATCGTCCAGCCACGCACGCGCTCGTGGCTAAGGCGATTGAGGAAGGCAAGCAGCCAATCGACATTTTGAGTGAGTGCATGGACGCAATGGATAGGGCGTCCACGCAAAGCGCGCGCCGATCAGATGCCACAATCCTTTCGCAGATTCCTGCCAGCGATGGCGGAACAAGTGACGAGAACCGGCATGGCATCATCCTCAAGAACGCTGTTAAGGCGCAACTGAGGAACCGTCGTCGCTCGCCATTGCAGAGTCGTAGTTAAACACAGTAACAGGAAGGAAAACCAAAACATGAAATCAATACTGACTAAAATTCGCTGGATGCTTGCCTGCCTCGTGGCACCGCTGATCGTTGCTTGGCATCGTATCGGCAAGCCTCATGGCTTTGAAGCATACGGCGCACTCAGCCCTACCACTTTTAATCCGTGGCCTCTTTTGAGTCACGACGACGATCCTGACTGGAAGGTCGTTCGCTATCCTTATGTCGGGCCACCGGCTGTTGGCACGTTGAAACCGGGTTATCTCGTGAAATTCGACGCCACACTTGCGAACGTTAATGGAGCACTCGCAGCCGATGACGCTGTTCTGGCGGGTGTTATTCTGGACTTACCGAATGATCCCGCGAACCCCACTGACACAACGGTTGGGATCGGCCTCACTGGGTCATACGATAAGAACACCGTCAAATACGCGGATGGAACATCACCTATCAGCGTGGCTGGCGTAACGCGATTGCGTGCAATGCAAATCTTCCTTGACGCTGCTACTCCAGGTGGCGCGTTCGTCCCATAAACAATCAACCCGCAAATAGGAGTAACTAAATATGGCTCTAAACCCTGCATACGAAACCAAAACACTACTCGCGCCTTTCGATGAAGGGCCGTTAGTCCACACGTTCTTGCGTGACACGTTCTTCACGGCGCGCGACTACCCACCTACACCGCTCATTGAGTTCGACTTCCGTCGAGGCAGGCGCAAGATGGCACCTTTCGTCGCGCCACTCATAGGTGGCAAGCTGATGGAACGCCAAGGCTTTGAGACACGGTTCTTCCGTGCTCCACGCATTGCGCCTGTGCGCGCTCTGCGGACGCCTGACTTGGAAGCGCGGCTACCGGGTGAGTCCATCTACTCAGGCCGTTCGCCAGCGGACAGAGCCGCAGAGTTGCTCGCGCAGGATGCCGTGTTCTGCGATGAGGCCATTACGCGCCGCGAGGAATGGATGTGTCGCAACGTGTTAGTGAACGGTAAAATCACCGTGACAGCCGACACAGGCTATTCGTCCGTGATCGACTTCACGGAAACCAGCCTTGGTGCTGGCACGGCTAACAATCACGACATTCCTGCCGTGAAATGGGACGTTGCTTCCGGCAGCGATCCTTTGGCGGACTTGGAAGCCTCACGGCTTGCCACGATCAAGGCCAGTGGCGTGTCACCGAACGTAGTCCTCATGGGTGCGAACGCAGCAAAGGTGTTCATTCGCAACCCACAAGTGGCTCAGTTACTCGATAAAATGCGATACACAATCGCAACGATTCAGCCGATCATCCAAGACGCATCGGTTGTTATCATCGGCAGAGTTCCAGGTATGGAAATCTATGAGTATGCCGAATATTTCGAGGACGACGCGGGTAACTTGTTTCCGATGCTGCCTGACAACTTCGTCATGCTGCTTTCGACGGACGTTCCTAACAAGATCGTCTATGGGGCTTACACGCAATTGGAAGATGCCAAGGCGCAACGCTTCATGACCTATCAGACTGACCGGATTCCGTTCATCTACGGTGATGAAGAAGGCGGCAGTCTGTATTACAGACTCACAAGCTGCCCGTTGCCGATGCCTTATGACATTATGGGTTTCCGCATCATCGAAGCATTGGCACTGACCTATCCAGCGATGGTAGAAGGCGATGCCGTGCTTAACTCGCTCACTGGCGAGATTGAAGGCGGAGCGGACGAAGCCGCAAAGCTGAAAGCTGAGGCCGAGGAAGCTGCGAAGCCGAAAGCCAAAGCGGACAACAAAGGTGGCGCGCATGAAGGTGGCAGCCACGAGGGAGGCAGTCACCACAAAGGCCACAAGAAAGAGTAACACGTGAGTCTCCGTGACCAGTTTGCGCCTGACTTGGCGGTCGTCTTTGAAAACACAGACGAGTTCGCCACGACGCGCGAGTTCCGAATCTCCAACGCGCAGGGTGGGTTTATCGTGTTCACCTGCCCTGTCGTTTGGGATGAGGAAGCTGTTAAACGGATGCCGTTAGTCACCATTCATGGCGTGTATATGGGTGACGTGCGCTGTTACATCGAGCATAAGTATCTGCCTCGGATGCCTGTCGCGGGGGAACTGATCTACTCCCCCGCGAACAAGCCTTGGGAAGTGCTGGATTGCACGGACGAAGAAAGCTGTTACGTGCTCGCCCTGAGTGGCACGCGCTCGCAGCCAGCCGCATACGGGAGCAACTAACCCATGATTGCCATTCAAGTTAACGCGCGTGACCTGAGGAAACTCCATGTGTGCCTTGACGATATCAAGAACGGGGTGCCGCGCGCGCTGACTCCTGCCATTAACACCGCGTTGAACAAAGGCAGAGCGGAATTGAAGCGCGAGATTCGCAAGGAATACACCATTAAGGCCAAGGACATTCCAATCGCACTTCACAGAGCGAGTTACAATCATCTGGCTGGCGATTTCCGTATCGACCAAGGCATGTTGCCGATTTCCAAGTTTGAACTGCACCCGCGCGGATTCACGAAGCACCGGAAACCTATCTTGGCGCGCGTAAAGAAAGGCAAAGGCGGCTACCTCAAGCACGCATTCTATATCCCGCGTGGCGGTCCTTGGAAACGACTGGGGCCGGAGCGTTATCCGATTGTGCCTGTTGTTACGATCAGCGCGGCTATCATGGCCTCACAGCCGGCAGTAGAGTCAGTCGTCAATAACGCGATGGAAGTCACACTTGGAAAGCGGATCGACCACGAGATTGACCGCATTATGGCAACCGCAGGAAAACACTAACATATGAAACACATCTTACTCATCATCGGCGCAGTTTGTTTCAGCATCGGCGCGGTAGTGTCGTTCACTCAGTCAGTCTCCCTTAACAAGGTGAACTGGCTGTGCGCTGGCGCAGCATTTGTAACTTGGTCTTACGTTGTCCCATGACAGGCATTTACTATTGGCAGGTTATCACGTCCGCTCTGGCAGCCTTATCGTTCGCGGCTGGCGCGGTGAATGTTCCAGGTGAGTTCGGAATGCCTCCGTTGAATTGGACTTCGGCCGGTTGGTTCTTTCTAACGCTCTGGCTAATCGTTACTAACACAAAGCATAAGGAATGACACCTACTCCCGTCACAGCACCCGAGCACGATTTCGGTCGGCGCGCACAGAGCGCGTATGACTTGGAAAAGACGCTTGTGGCCTTTATCAAAAGGATTGTGGGTGACTACGCCTTGGACAATCCAACGCTCAACTTAGCGCAAGCACCCAAGGCCGAACCGAAAGATGTTACGGGGCCGGATGAGCCGCCAGTGAGTTACGAATACACGCGGCGCGCGCGGACACTCGCGCTCAAGGTTACGCCTCAGGTGGTGCGCGGACGTGTGCCACGAACGGTCACTGGCGAGATTGTGCTCGACAGACTGCCTTCCTTCCCCTCTGTGATCGTGCAAGCTGTAGCGTTCCGCGTGGAAAACACGGAGACAATCGCCACTGTCAGGATCTTCGTTTGCATGTATGACGAGAATCCTGACAGCGGCGGCTATCAGGACTGCTTGAACGTGACTGAGGCAATCGCCATTGCGCTCACGAGCTACGGTCAGGCGGGCATTGATGAGGCTTACCCCATCGTGATGCCGTTTGAATGGAAACTCATTGAGCCTGACACGTTCCCGCATTACATAACGGAAATGATAACGCATTGGGAGTTACCAGGTGGTCGTCCGCTGCCGGATGCTACGGACGTTACTGATGTGTTCCCTATCGTGCCAGCCGAGCAGCCTGAGTTTCTTGTCGAGGAGAGTCCACTTACCGAGCCACAATGAAAAAGATTACCGGACAAGTTATCTATCTGGGGCCGATGATGCCTAACCTCGGGATACAGCATGGCACGATCTTCCGCGATGGCATCTTTGAGTCGCTTTATCCTTGGATTGCGAAATGTCCCGCGTTGGGTGAGTTGTTCATACCTATCGCGCAAGTGTCGGCAGTAAGGCGCGAATTGAACATGGACATTGGACGACAAATCCGAGGAACACAGGGTAAGTATGTGACATTTTATCGTGAAGTGCAGAATTGGCTGTCAAAGCAGCTAGAAACAAAGGAACCTACTACAGGAGTGAAAATAAAACACCATGCCTAATCTTGGAGCATTCAAACACGGAGTCAGTTGGTCTGACGTTCCAACTAGTGTAATCTCACCCGTCGCCGCGTATCCGGGGATGAACGTCGTCATCGGAAGCGCACCTATCTGGATGCAAACCGATCCTGAGCGAGGCCCAAAGCTTGTCAATACCCCGCTCATCTACAACACCTACGAGGAAGCCGTCATGGACTTAGGCTATTCCACCGACTGGAAGACCTACGATATCTGCGAGCACATGGACGCGCTTTTCGTTGAGTTTGGCATGTATCCAGTGACCTACATCAATGTGTTAGACCCATCGGCAGGTGGCAGCGAAGACCCGCCAACGTCTTTCACCTTGGTAAAAGGTCAGGTGGACACGGGTAAGGCGTGGATTGGCTGGACAATCAAAGTTACAGACGAGACAGCCACCACGACCTACGTGCTTGGCACGGACTACCTACTCAGTCTTTCGGCTGGCAACGCCTCGTGGATTATTACGCGACTCGCCACGGGTGCGATTCCTGACGACACGTCAATCCTCATGATTGAGGGCGAAAACCCCGCTGCCACGGCGATTACTTCTGCGGACATAATCGGAGGCATCGACGTTACCACAGGTCAGCGCAAAGGCATCGAAGCCGTTGAGGACGTGTTTCAAAAGACAGGCATGGTTCCGGGTGTCCTCATCTGTCCAGCGTGGTCGCATGACGCTTTAGTGGCTTCCGCGATGGAGGCCAAGTCTGAAAACATAAACGGTTGCTTCGCCTGCACTTGCCTCATTGACGTTGACACCAAGATCGTCAAAAAGTCACAAGACGCTTTCCTGTGGAAAACCACGA